GGTTGATGATGACGTACTGCACCCCGGGCGTAGCCAGCAGGTCGAGGCGCTTTTGCTTCGTGCCTGTGCAGATCACAAACGAGCGGTGCGGCAGGTGGTGCTTGAGCTCACGACCCCACACGACTTTCACCGTGGACAGCGGAGCGATGATGAGCACCTTCTTGGCCACACCTTCGTCGAGCAGGAAGTCAGCAGCCCAGATCGAGCTGATGGACTTGCCAGTACCCGGTGCGTTGAGACACAGGGCACGCTTGTGCATGGTCAAGAACGCTGCAGTGTCCTTCTGGTGCTCCATCGCTGCGAAGCGACCCGGCCAGTTGTAGTATTGCAAGATCGGCGCGGGCACGCTGAAGCCAAGGTTCTTGAGAACCATCGACTCGTCAACACCATACGGCATAGCCAGCATGTCTTCGCCGTTGTGCTGCAACAGCTTGGCATGGGGGATGGCTCGCGCAACAGCTGCATTCTCATTGCTGTTGATGATGATCTTGCGCTTGTCAGGTATTACGAGCATTCAGTGCCACCCATGCTTTAAATGTGAGCGCCCATTCGTCCACGTTGGTTTCTCTCACGATCCAGACTTCTCCGCCTGCTTGCGTTGCCGCTGCAATCTCGCGCTCTTGATTCGCTGTAGTAGTGCCCTTACCGAACTTTGTCTCCACAGCAAAGCCGAGACCATTGACGATACCCACAAAGTCAGGGATACCAGCGCGGCCAAAACCATTGGCAGGAGGCATAAACCACCAGCAATCCGGCGTACTCTTGAGTACAGCCTTAACCACTTTCTTGACATCTTCTTCCTTTTTCATTTGTTGTGCTCCATGTGTTGACCGCATGTAACGTGAAACCCCGTAGGGCTTGGCCAGCCGCAGCTGGCTTCTCGTGTGCAGTCGGGCACTTCACAGGCCGTGACAAGCGAGTCAACGCTCTTGCAAAGCGGGCAGCCTACGATTGCTTCTGTTGAGTCGAATGGATTTTGTGAGTGCAGCACTTCGCCCTCTTGGCAAATGTTGTCACACTGCACGCACTTGTATCTGTTGCTCATCGTTTACCTTTCAGTCGTGCGTCAGGGCAGAACCCCTTCGCTGGGCACCATGGGCACAGGCCCGATGGCTTGGTCTTGAACACGCCGAGGTCGATGACTTCCTGCACCATGTCAAAGCGAGGCTCCAGTGCCCGCCACAGCGAGTCAAGGAAGCGGCGCTCATACGTAGCGTTTGTCACCTCGTCGAACTTGAGCCAGATGAACGAGGTCTTCACCTTCGTCACCTGTGGGTAGTGCCAGAACACCATGGCCGCAAACAGCTGCAGCTGTGTCGGGTTCTCCTTGACCTTGCCCGTCTTGTAGTCGAGGCAGTACGCAGTGTCACCGTCAACGACCAGCACGTCAGCGATCGAGCGAATCCACACGTCCTTGGCGAACCAGTCCACAGGCTGCAGCTGGCGGTTGACCGACATCTGATGCTCGAACAGCTTCTCGCCATTGCGTGAGGTGATCTTCTGAACCAATGGACCCCAGCGCTCAAGCGACTGTTTTGCTTCGAGTGTGTCTTCGAGTGCGACAGCTGCTTCGGTGGCGGCTTGGCCAGCAACCATTGCATTGCCATACGCCTCCAGCACCTTGTGCACCCTGTCGCCATACTCTGACGCTTCGTTCATGGAGTTCTGCACGCGCTTGGACACGTACAGGTAGTCGAACTGCGCAGGGCATTGCTCGAAGGTGGACAGTCGGCTGAACGACAAGGGCATTGGTGTGGTCATGTTTCTTCCAGAGTTGCGGTTGCGAGTTGCACGGTTAGTTGCTCGATCATGTCCTGAAGAACTCTGCGCCTGCTTGGCGATGGTTGCAAGAACTGCTCTGGCATAGTCACCACCACATGGATCGGGCCATCAGTACACCGAATGCCAAACCACACCTGTGACTCATACTTGCGCACATCCTGTTCCCATTTGACTACTGCCCAGTTGGGCAAGCGGTCAGGGGTTGAGTAAGTTGTTGCCATACTATTTAGCGTCCCCGTAAGAAGGTCCAACACCAGTCTCGCACGACACGGGGATGCTGCGGCACCACTTGGGTGTTAACGACAGGCACTCTTCCATGTACGCACGGGCTTCATCAAGTTCTTCATTCCTCACCACACAGACAGCCTCGTCATGGACGGACAGCTTAACTGGGTAGCGCTGATTGATACGTGCAGTTTGCCACATAACGATCTGCATTGCAGCATGTTGCGATAAATTTTCTACAACTTTCGCACCGTGCAGGTTCACACGCTGGCGACCCATGGTGTACGTCCAGTCCTTGCCGTCATGGCTCAGCTCGTTGTACATCACACCGGGCTCACCGGGGCGACCGAAGCCATCCCACTGCGTCACAAACCAGCCGTTTACGTCCACGTTGGTCATGGTGCATCCGTTGGCGATGTCTGGCAAGATGACCTTGTCGCAGCGCTTCCACAGCTCGACCACCTTGTAGTGCACAGACCTGTACAGGTCCACGATCTTGAAGGCTCGGTCGAGGTCGATAAGCTCCACGCCGGGGTCAGAACGCTTGGCCAGCCGAACCATCTCTTGGAACCGTGCTGCTCCTGCACCGTACTGCAGACCCAGCATCGCTGTCTTGCCAAGGAAGCGCTCAGCCTTGTCCTTCTTCGTGATCTCTCTGCCGAACAACTTGCTGGCGAAGTCGCAGTACAAGTCAACGCCGTTGCGCAGCTTCTCGGTCACGTCATCCTGCCCAGCCAACGCCATCACTGTGCGCAGCTCGATGTTGGAGGAGTCACCCACCAGCACGGTGTATCCCTCGGGAGCCCGCAACGCATCACGCAGGCCCGCAGACGGGCCACGCGCAGGGATGTTCTGCCAGTTGATGCTGTTGCCGCCTGAGTAGCGCCCTGTGGTCTTGGCACCCCAGAAGTTGAGGTACACAGGCAGAGGGCCGCGCTTGGCAGTCTCCAAGAACTTCAGCGCACGTGTCTCAGCGATAGTCGTTTTGACTCCAAGGCGAGCCGCAACCAACGCCTGTACGTCCGCATCGTCGGACTCCAGCAGGTCGGTGAAGGCTTTATCGGATTTGGCGAAGGCATAGGTCTCTTTGTCGGGTCTGGCTTTGCTCTGCTTCATCGGCGGGGTCACACCCAGCTCCAGCAAGCGAGCAGCGAATTTGTCGTTGGACATGATGACGTCGCGGTTGGTCTCGGCTGTCTTAAGCAGCTGTTCCTTGCGTACCACCTCGTCGTCGTAGAGCTGTTTCATCTTGGCCTGATCGCCGATCAGCAATGGCTCTGTGAACATCCGCACAGTCATGTCGATCAACCGTGCAGCCAGTGGCGGTGTGAACGGGTCGAACCGCTTACCCAGCTCTTTGCACAGCCATGTGTCGTGCTTGCAGTACTCAGCGTACTCCTCTAATTCCATGGGATTAAAGTCGGCGCGTCGTTTGCCCAGCGCCTTGGTCACAGCCGTGCCCTTATCCGGCAGGTTGTATTGCTTGGCGAGATTGGCCAGCGAGTGCGATGTCAGGAACGGCAGCAGCATGCGCCCTTGCCCGAGGGTATCCATCCACAGCTTGGGCTTGATGCCGCAGCGCTGCGTCAGGATGAACCCGTCGAACATGGTGTTGTGGCAGCGCACAGCGCTGTTGGCCCAGTCGAACATACCGTGCATCCAGCCGATGGTCTCCAGCTCAGAGCCAGAGAACCACACAGCGTCTTCGTCGTTCTTGATGACAGAGACCCCGATGATCTCAAAGCGATCGTCGTTGATGTACGCGTCCGTCTGCATCTTGCTGAGACTGTACTGCTGGTCGTAGTACGTCTCTAGGTCAACGGTAAGGGTGTCCATTACTTGCTCTCTTCCAGCATGCGTGACGCCATTTCTGAGGTGATGAGTTGCTGCACCTGTTCGATGCTTACAGCCACCTGCTTGTCGATGAGCTGGCCGTAACTTCCCGCGAAGCCAACGATGTAGCCGTTGGCTACCTGCTCGATGTCGACATGCAGGTGCATGCGATTGCTGGTACTACCTCGTATGGCTTGGCCCATTGCTTGGTTGTACTGCTGCGCCGTTACGGTGTTGCCTTGGTGGGTAAAGATCGTCCCATTCGAGCTGCCAATGCCAAGACCGCTCTGTGCTGCGAGTCCAGCGCTAGACATCCCTGACCCAATGCTTGCTGCGTTCTGTAGCGGGTGGTTAGCCATTTTTGGTCTCCAGCTCGATAAGCAGCTCAATGTAGTGCTTAGCTTTTTCCAAATCTTTGATGCCATTCTTATTTCTCCAGCGTGATACGTACTTGATGACGTTGCCCTCAAAGTAGCCGATGCCGTTGGCGTGGATGTACTCCACAGGCTGAATGGCCAAGTCCTTGTAGTGGTTGCCCGCCACTTGCACGTCGAGTGCGCTCTGCGGTGTGCTCAGCATCTGCTGCATTACTTCTTCTTCCTGCGGTGTCCAAGTTGTCAGGTTGGGGAACAGTTCAAGTTGTTTCATAGACGGCCTCATAGGTTGCTTCAAAAATGTCGGGCTTGCATGGGTAGTGCTCACCCTTCACGCCAGTGATAATCCAGTCGCCGGGTGTGACTATGTGGCCCCCCTCAAGGGTTTCAATCCAAAAGACTGGCATACCGCTCAGGGTAGCCTCAACCACCTCTGGGTGGTCGCCCATCTTGAACCACTGGGTGGCCTCGATGACCACGGGTTTCTTTCTGAATTTCATCACATCACCTTTGAAGCAGTAAGCAGTTTGAGGGCGTGCAAGGCTTGAGACTTCGCATCGTCCAACGCGTTGTGGTACGTGCCCGATCGTTCCATCTTGACGTGCGGGTACAGCCCCTTGAGCGTGCGGTAGCAGCGATCGTTCCAGAACTCCCACGGCTGTTTGCCACCCAGTGCGCGGTATGCGTTGGCAAGAATCACGTTGTCGAATGTGGCACCGTTGCCCCACAGCACTGAGCCCGATGGGAACCAACTTGAGAACTCACCCAGCACAAGCTCCAGCGGAGCGCCGGGTTTCTTAAACGCTGCACGGGCTTGGTCGCTCTGCTGCATCCACCACATCACTGTGCTGACGTCCATCTTCAGCCCAGCGTCAACGCAGGACTGCGGGTCGATGTTCATATAGAACTCACGACCAAGCTGCCCGTTGCCGAACTCCACAGCGCCCAAGGCGATGATCACGGCATTGCTGCCGTTACCCAGTGTCTCTAAATCAACCATTACGTTTGTCATGATCTCTCCAATGCTGCAATGCCCAATAGGCGAACGACGACGTCTTGTACGGCTTCGCCGTCTTTGACGATGAATATTGGTGGCCCTTGGCGTGAGCCCGGTCTCGGTGCGTACTCGTCCTGTGGGCGGTATGTCTCCATACGCACCAATGTGCCATTGTCCACGTTGATGATGGTGAACCGCAACTGCTCACAGTTGCTCAGTGGGTCAGAGCGCACTACCTCATCTCTTCCAGTCGTCAGCGCTCCATTGCCTATAAGCCCAATGTTTTTGCGGCCTTCGTTCTTCACCTGCTTTATCGCCCACTCCATGATGTTTTTCTTCAGCCAGTTCATCCTATCTCCTCTATGCGTACTCTGACGCGAATTGGTTTAGCTTTGGTGTTGCGAAAGAGCTTGACTGTCGTAGACGCCTCAAATGCAGGTGCCCTGACTCTCCACAACTGCGGAATACCATCGGGGTCTAGCATGAAGCTCCTTCCGCCTGTCTTAACAGCCCATGCTTTGATGTCTCGTTTCATTCTTTGCTCCTGTCAAACGTAGGCAGTGGTGCCCAGTGAGTCCAGCCGTCTGCATCGCGCCAGCTGCCGAGCACAGCAACGCCAAGGCGTTTGTCGATGAGCAGCATCTTTGCACTGAGTGGCGGTGGGTACTCTTTGGCATCGCGCCAGTGGTTGTTGACATCGACCACGGCAAAGCGGTCGTGTGTGAGTTTGTGGTCAGTCATTGCCAAAGTCCTTTGCCGCCTACGAATGTTGTCTTGATGTTTGCGCGTCTTTTCGCTGCCATCTTCCGCATGTAGCTCTTGCGACTTCTGGCTTCCTGCGACTGTGTGCGTTTTGGCTCAGCGTCTACGCCGTCGCCCATCACGTAAACCTTGACTCGGTTGCGCCCATCGGTCTCGTTGGTGTAGTCGACAACGTGAATCATCTGCTGCTCCTTCATCTCGTTGATGAACTTGCCAACTGATTTTGGGTTAGCGTCGATGCGCTGCGCCAACTCGATCCTGCTGAATGAGCCTTGCATCATCAGCTTAAACATCAGCACGGTCTGCTCGACGGTCATTGGTTCTCCTTCAGTGTTGCAAAAATTGTTCCGCCACATCGAGCGCATTGGTAGTGGTACTTGATGCCGCAGTTGGTTGGTACCCAGTTGTGTTTGCACTCGGTCATAGCAGCCTCCCAGAGCGCATCAAGCGGCACTGCTCTTTCATCTCAGCCGTGAAGTCGGGGTGAAACTCCGCTTGCGTGCAATTGATGCGTTTGTGATTCGTCCTCGGTGCATACATGAACACCAAGACAAGCGCCACAACCCAAATGGCAAGGGCAATGATTAGGTATAGATGTCCTCTCATACTTTCTCCACAATAGGTGTCATCTTCTTCAAGCGGAACTCCTCGCGGACCAACGCAATGGCAGCGTCCATGTCCTTCAGAGTCACCACTTCCATCTGTGCATCGTGCAGCTCCATGAACTCGTTGAGCGCAGACATCTCAGCGGCCTTCAGGATGAACCGACCCGACTCAGCGCCACGAGCACCAACGGAGCGCAGAGACTGCAGTCCTCGACCGACCACATCGCTGTAGTCCTTGCCGAAACCCATGCGTGCAAAGGCTTCTGTGACGTTGCCCATGGCAACCAGTGTGTCGATGTCAGCTCGTGTCGCGTTGCCCTTGGTCAGGGCTTCCAGTGCTGCGTGATTCTTGATCTTTAAGTCCAGCATGAACGCTGTGTGTGATCGCACTGGTGACAGGTTCTCCATCACAAATCCCATGGGATTAAGCAGCACGGGCTTAGGTTTGTACTTGCTACGCTTGCGCATATCAGTTCCTGTTCAAGAATTTGACCCAGCATTGAGAGCAGTACCACTTCTCGCGGACACTGACTCCGCCCATGGGCTCAGTCGACAACTTACATTTGTCGCAGAACTTTAAAGGGTGTGCGTTCTTTTGCGTGTGTGTCTGCGCGTTGTTCATCAAGTGGTTTCCATCCGTAT